AAGAATAGGTTTTAAAATTTTTACCATCGTTTTTATGTGTTACTTCCCAAACATAGCTCCTTTGCTAGTATTAGACAAGAGTTTTAACTTTTATGGTTGAAGAGAAGAAGAAAAACCCTTTCCAAAAGTTAAAGGAGGGATTAGATGACAAAGAAGAACAATTAGCAATTATCAGTTTGTTTGTCAGATTAGGTGTTGTTGTATGGAGTGGTTTTATAGTTACACTTAACTACATATCAATTCCAGGTTATAGTTCAGAACCTAAAGACATCACGTTTCCTGCTTCGCTTCTGACGGGAGCACTGGCAACATTCGGTTTGGAGGGATCTAAAAAAAGTAGTAAGAAAGACGACAAAGTTGCAATGGAGGATGGTATGGTTCAGACTATAAGGGTAATAACACCTATCAAAATAGAAGGTGCTGAAGTAATCGACCCAAAACCTAAAAAATGAAAAAGCTACTTCCATTATTATTACTGGCAACAACCCCTGCCTTTGCTGACATAAAACAAGAGTTTGTTACCTCTGCACAAATAACTGTAGATATGCCTTATGTAGTGACCAATAAAGTAGGAACTACATATTCACTAAGCGGAAATAATATTACACCATCTGTAACTGTAGGAGATACCACAACATCAGGAAAGATTGGTGGGATCAATGTTGGTTCGTTAAGCAATGGCGTTCCAGCAATGATTCAAACAGACACTTCGATCACAACTGCTGGATCAGCTTTCTCAAAAACTGAGTCGGTGACTATGGGTGACGCTACACCATCTGCCGTAACTCCTAGTTCGGGTATTGCAGCATTACCAGTATTAGGTGGACAAACTACTATTGGATCAGGCGGTACTGCTGGATCTCTTGCTTTAACGTCATTGAGTTCTGGAGTTCATACCTGTACCGCAGGTGGATCGGGTACATCTTGCATAGGATCCACTAAAGTTACTATCACAATAGATTGAATGATTCTTCCCATAGTTTCTGTCTTACTGGCAATTTTAATTTATGGCACTTGTTCTTTTGCGTTATATAAAGTATTCCTTGCTAGGAGCAATACTTATATGGATAGACTTCGCAGAAGCCGTGCCCATAGTTCCTCAATTTCGTACAGGGACTTCTCAGACAACTAGCACATCTGAATCAGTAATAAATGAAACGATTACAAGCCACCAATACAGAACAGGCTACAGCTATTCAGCATCAGGACATAATATCGAATCTGAAACAGGATATATCAACCCTACTCCTACGACTACGAATGAACAAACAGTCGGGGGAGTAAACTTTCATTGGACTTCACCAAACTTAGAAGATATTCCTCGTTGGTCAATAACGAACGATGGAGCAGCTTTCTCTCTTCAAGAAACACTAATCACTCCAGGGTTGGACACAGTAACCTCGATAACTCGTCAAATAACCACAAGCACTACAACAGAAACTACAACTACATTTGGGCAGTAGCTTTACTTCTTTGTCCTGTTAAAACCTTTGCAAACACCACTGTTGCGTCACCTTCAAGCAATGCACAAGGGGTCGTTAATAATAATGCCACCATGATTACGCCATCAGCTATGCCATCTTACAGAATGAGTCAAGGCATAGTCTGTGCTTCACCTAGTCTCACAATTACACCTTATGTAACTGATAGTTGGTCTTTCGCACGACCCAAAGAATATATTACGAGAACTCCCATTTATGACGAAGATACTGGAGAGATAAAATATTATTCAGAAATACCAAGATTTGAAAAAGATAATTTTAATTTAAATTATGGAATATCTGCTCAGTTTAATATTCCATTAGGTAAGTCTCCAGCACTTTGCCATGAAGCGACAGCAGTAAATATTGAAGCTCAGAGATTACTTATAAAGAAAACGAAAATGGAAATCAGTTTATATCGTTTGGAGATGTGTGCAAAGATGGCAAAAGATGGAGTGACTTTTAAACCTAATACTCCTAGTGCTATTACCTGTGAAGATATTGTTGTTAATATTCCCCCAAACCAAGTTATCCCACATACTCATAAAATAACCCAGTAGACAAGTCACGGGTATTAAACTCATCTACGGATTACTATTTTACATCTTTTTTACTCTTCGTCAATTTAGAAACGGCTTGCTTAACTAGGGGCCGTACAAGTCCCAAAATAGCGGGAGCACTCGCCCCAACCAGAGCAAGACTAAAGACCCCAACAAACTGAGGAGCAGATGGAATGTATTGTTCTTTCCACTCAACCGCTTCATAAAGAGTTATACATTCACTCCCATCTTGCCCTCTTTCATGTCCAATAACACGTTCTAACTTTTTATCGTTACGAAAATCTCCTATTCTTTGGTCATTTTTGCCAGGGCAGGGAGGAAAAGGTGGTGGGGGTGGTTCAGGTAAGTCAGGAATCTTTGGCTGCTCTGTTTCTGGTAAGGGCGGTGACTCATTACTAATAGGTGCTTCTTCTGTAATGACAAGATTCTCAGGTGTATAGTCAAGAGGAATGAAGCTAGGAAACGGAAAATCACACGTTGTAAATACACCATTTGGATCTTCCAATAATAAATTACGATTACCAGTATTTTTTATATCACGATGTTGATAGGTACAACCAGGAACATTTATATCTGGTGGTTTTGCTATTTGTAAATAATGTGGCTTGTATGGTTCTGGTACGTTTGGTATATATATCTCAGGAATACTTATATCAGGTATTTCAATCGTAGGCATTTCTTGGTAAATAAACTTCTACAAATGAATAGCATTTGGGACAGGATAAATTAGTAATCATGCTGTACTCTCCAGACCTTAAGGGATAATCTTCCTCGTCTAAACTATGATCGCCACCCCAAATAAGTTCAGTCTTACAGTGCCAACAATTCATAACTTAGGTAAACCTTTTGGTACAGGCATTGATGGACCCGTAACTTTAGGCAGTCCTTTTTCTAATACCTTTGGCATCATGCCTTGAACATTACCAAGAATTTCATTCATAACTCTTGATTTGAACTGTTCTGAAGTTACATATTTGTAACCGAAGTACGCTCCACCACTCATGGAAGCTACCATTAGGAATGAGATAATACTCAATACATTTGCAATTTTTTGAAACATATGTGGAAAGAAGCGTTTGCTAAAGCATTAGTACCCGTAACTTGGGGAGTTCTTGCTTTGATAATAGGTCTAAGCCCACTATATCTAATAGGTGGGATAATGACTAGACAAATGCAAGAAAAACTTAAGTAGTTTCTTCTTCTTCATCTGGTTTTAAAATATCTTCAACAGCAGCAATAGCTCCTTTTAATTCAAATATTTTCTGTTTGCAATTCTCTACTACTTGAGAAGCTTGATTATAGTTGTTCACTACCTGTTGTAGCTCTGAGTTTAGAGCTTCTAGTTTTTGCTTTGGATCGACTGCCATTAGACTGATATTGTATTACTATAATATACTAACAGTTGGCTAAAAATTCAACTAATTATGGGAGAGGAATGTTACCTACTATATCAATGCTTAATGCGTATGTAATAGTAAAAGACTCTTGGTTAATAATCTTAAATCCTTGTGCATGGTCATGAATACTAAAATTCACGCCACCATTTTGAGTAACTGTGTTCTCATTTGATCTGTGCATATTACCAGTTCCTCTTGCTTGAACATCGAATAGAACTGTCTTTTGTTTACTTACATCTGATGTTTTGGCAGCATGAGCTACAGCTCTTCCTCCTGCATATGCTACACCTACTGTAATCGTAACATTACTATTTGGGCCTAAAAATCCTGGTCCTACTACCTTGGTATGTTTACCAAAATTATTAGAAGCAGAACCGTAAGCAATATTATTTGATGTAACGCACAAAACACCATCAGTATCTAAACGCATACCTTCTATGCCATTTGCATTAAAACGCAAGTCTCCGTTGTAACTACTGTCAGTTACACTTAATATTTCTGCTTCAAGATTATTAGCACTAAAAAATCTAATACCTCCAATAGAGTCAGCAGCTTGTGTATTACCTCTAAGTTCTATAAATCCTCTTTTAGGGCCAGATAAGGTTAAAACATTAGCATCCGAATTAAAACCACTTACATTAGGACTTGTCGTTCCAATTCCAACCCGACCAGACGTATCTATACGCATTGCTTCAAAATCCGTTGTATCCCCACCTCCGCCTACATTAAAAGCTAATTGTCCACTTCCAGAAGTTGCTCCATAAGCCCTTATTTTTGAAAGATTGCTTATATACTCTATTACTGTTGCATTACTTGTATGAGAATTAATATAACTTTTAGTAATTATTGGTCCAGCAGCTTGTATTGATCCAGCCTGTGTACTCAAAGCAGTGGTCAGACCAACTAAAACATCTCCATCCGAATCTATACGCATACGTTCTGATGTGTTTGTTCTAAATTGCAAAGAGTTATCCGCATGAGCATAACGAATCATGCCTATATCTGGATCGTCTGTATCTCCAAAATAAATATTATTATTGCTAGTTCCAGAAGCTAGAGTTAAAAACTGTATTCCTAAACTTTGATTACCAGAAATAACAATATCATCACCAGTAGACGTAGGATTGGTAGTCTGAAATGTTCCAGACACTATTGTTAATTTACCTGTTGGATTTCCTGTACCTATACCTAAATTTCCGTCTACTTGTAAATTATTACATCTGGTATTAGTTGACTGTATTTGAAAAAGCCCATTAGAATGTATTTTTAATCTTGTAGCAGTATTGGTCGTATCTCTAATCGTAAATTTACCACCCTCAACATTAATTTGAAAATCGCTATTTTCATTGTTATCAACAAAATTTAATGTTGGGGTATTATTTGTAATTGTTATATCTGATGTAAAAGATGGTGAAACTTTTGAACCATCTATTGCTGCACTCGCTCCAATATCAGCATTTGTAATAGTGCCGTCTTTAATACCTTGTGTGCTGATCTGTGTAAGTGCCATTTAACTTGCCTCCAATGCTTTAATAATAACCTTAAGAATAAAGTTTTTTACCATCAACAATAGCTTTGTCGATAGCTGTAAAATCTTCGCTAGTCCAGATGGATGTCGTATCGTCAGTTTTTTTATAAGCCTTAATAATTTCAAGATGTTCTACATTACGCTTAATCTTGTCTTTGTACTCAGCATCAGTTTCATCTGATGTTTTGGCAGTGTTGATAACAGTTACGCTATCGCCAGCAGCAGAAAAGATTGCTGCGATTTCATCTGCGGTTCTTTCTTCCATGATAAAAAAGTAGTTGTTTACAGTTTACCCTGCTTCCAGGGCTGTGACTTTTGCTGATAGTTCTTTTATTGCTTGTACCATAACAGGTATTAAATTTGCGTACTTAGCAACTAATTTTTCTGGGTTATCATCTTGAACTAAATTTAAATAAGTTGCATTAGCTGAAGCTGTTTGTAATTCTTGTGCAAGAAATCCAGCACGAATTTTACCATCATGTCCGTTTCCATCTCTAGATGCCCATTTAAATTTTACAGGTCTAATTGAGTTAATAAATGACAAGCCAACAGGTAAATCTACAACATCTGTTTTATCTCTGGCATCTGATAAAGAACCAATACTTTGGTCATTACAACGTAAATCATTATTTCCACCATTACCTAATATTATTTGATCGCCTACAGTTGCATTAGTTGTTTGTGCTTCATGTCCTAAACATATGTTGTTATTACCTGTTGTAGAAGTTTTACCAGCATTATGCCCTATAAAAGTGCAACTATCACCTGTTGTTAATTCATCTCCAGCATCCTTACCCACAGCAGTGTTTTGAGTACCATTTGTAACTTTTAACAAAGCATGAAAACCGACAGCAGTATTATTTTCTCCTGTTGTACAAGCTTCTAAAGCTTCATAACCAAAAGCATGATTTCTACTGCCTGTAGTTATAGATAAACCAGCTTGTCTTCCTACAGCTACACAACGCTCTGCTGTGGTTAAAGCTCCCAGTGCATCTGTTCCAACTGCTGTATTTTCAAAACCTGTAGTACAAGCATCCATAGCTCTAGCACCTATAGCTACGTTTTCTGATGCAGTTGTATTGTTATATAAAGCTAGTCTTCCGATTCCAGTATTATTGTTTCCAGTTGTGTTAAGACCTAAAGCACTTGTTCCTACCGCAACATTATCATTTGCCGTAGTATTAGATCCAAGAGCATTATAACCAACAGCAACTAAATCTTGACCTGTAGTATTGGCATCTAAAGAGACAGCACCTACAGCTACGTTTGAATGTCCAGTTGTGTTAAATATTAAAGAATGATACCCAACAGCAGTATTACCATCAGCAGTAGTATTTGCATCTAAAGCGTTCCAGCCAACAGCTACGTTGTCATCTCCTACTGAATTGGAAAGTAAGGCATTACCACCAACAGCTACGTTTTTTTCACCTGTTGTATTTGTACTTAAAGAGTATCTACCAATAGCAGTGTTATAATCTCCAGTTGTGTTTGCATCTAATGAGCCTCTACCAACGGCGGTATTGTCTGTTCCAGTTGTGTTTGAAAGCATTGCAGCACGACCTACTGCTGTATTATTATCACCAGTTGTATTTGCTTCTAAAGCACTTGAACCCACGGCAGTATTAGAAGCTGCCGTTGTGTTTGATGTTAAGGTGTAAGCACCTAAAGCAGTATTATGATCAGCAGTAGTATTAGCATCTAAAGAATTTGCACCTACAGCCGTATTTCTGGTTCCAGTTGTGTTTGCTAATAAAGCATTGTTACCAACAGCAGTATTATCATTAGCGGTTGTATTACTATATAGAGCATTTTGTCCAAGACCAGTGAGTCTACTTCCAGTAGTACTTGAATTAAGACTATCTTTACCAATAGCAGTGTTATCGACACCAGTTGTATTTGATCCTAAAGAATTTCTACCAACAGCAGTGTTAGCACCGCCTGTAGTATTAGCATCTAAGGCATAAGCACCAACAGCAGTGTTAACAGCTCCAGTTGTGTTTAATTTTAATGCTTCAACACCTATGGCAGTATTGTTGGATGCAGTTGTGTTTGATATTAAACAGTTATTACCCACAGCAGTATTACCTGATGCTGTTGTATTTGAAACTAAAGCTGTATAACCCACAGCAGTATTAGCACTACCTGTTGTATTTGCTTCGAGTGCTTTATATCCTATTCCTGTATTAGTCCCTGCTGTAGTATTTTCTTCTAAAGCTGAATAACCAAGAGCAACATTATAATTTCCTGTTGTATTTTGTTCTAAAGCTTGTCTACCAAGTGCGACATTTCTCTCCCCTGTTGTGTTTAAAAGTAACGCACTTTCACCAACCGCTACGTTATATTGTCCAGTTGTGTTTGTTTGCAAAGCTCCATATCCTACAGCAGAGTTACCGCCTCCAGTTGTGTTTACTTTTAATGCTGATCTACCGAGTGCCGTATTGTAACTAGCTGTTGTATTTTGCTGTAACGAATCAGAGCCGATTGCAGTATTACTCGTTCCAGTTGTGTTTTTTTGTAGCGATCCATAACCCACCCCAGTGTTATTATCAGCCGTGGTATTTTCTTCTAAAGTTCTAAAACCTACACCTGTGTTGTAATTTCCTGTTGTATTTTCAATTAAAGCTTCAAAACCTAAACCTGTATTTCTTACTCCAGTTGTGTTGTTTTTTAAAGCTGCTGACCCAAAAGCAGCGAGAGAACCTCCAGTGGTGTTTGAGAATAAAGCACTTTTACCAACACCTGTGTTGTTGCTCGTAGTTGTGTTTTTAAGAGCATCTTGCCCTACTGCTGTATTAGAATCTCCAGTAGTATTAAAAACTAAAGCGGTACTACCAATCGCAACATTAGTGTTTCCTGTTGTATTGTCTCTTAATGCCAACCTGCCAACTGCGGTATTATTATCACCACCTGTATTATTAGTTAATGCCTCAATACCTATAGCTACATTCTGAGTTCCATTTGTATTAGCATCTAAAGCATCTACACCAAGAACAGTATTAGTTCCAACAGAGCTTGCACCCTTACCAACAGTAATTCCATTTATGGTTGCGTCTGTTGTAAAAGTAGGATCAATCTTTGATCCAGCTATTGCTGCACTTGCATTTACCTTTGCGTTTGTAACTGCTCCATCTTGTAATTTAGCCGTAGTTACATTTAAATCTAATATTTTTGCATGATCTACAGAATTAGTCGCTAATTTAGCAGTTGTAATTTGAAAGTCAGCTATATCAGCAGTTGCTATTGTTCCATCCACTATCTTTGCACTTGTAACACTATTGTCTGCTGGTTCACTTACTCCAAGACTCTTAAATGTAAGAATAAAAAAGTCACTTCCTGCTGCTGGAGCGTCACCCAGGATAATATCTGTACCATCTACAGCAAAACCTTCACTTGGCTGACCTGTTCCTGATACTGGCTTTTGAATAACACCATTAATACTTACTAAAAGTTGCTGTGCTGATACAGATGGAGGTTGACTAAGAGTAAATCTATAAGCAGATCCGTTAAATGTTGCACTACCACCGCCCGTTCCAGAAGATGAACTAAGTGTATTTATTGCAATATCACTACCACCACCAGCTATTTCAGCAACACTGCCATTATCCATTTTGGTAAATAACTTACCAACATCAGTTCTTATCGCTACTTCACCGACAACAAGATCACTTGCAACTGGATCGCTACCAGAACCTCTTTTATGTTTGATTACATTAGCCATGAGCTATAACCTCCCTAAGATTAATAGCTACCACCGTCTATGGTTATACCATCAAATGTTGTTAGGTTTGTGATCGAACC